GTATCGGACGGCATCACGGAGCAAAAGGTAAAGGAGGCGAATGCTCTCCTGGTAGAACTGGTCAAGAAACGCCAGAAAGCCGAAAAGGATTACAGCGACGCGTTGGACACCAAGAACAAAGCAGAGGCTGCCTTCCTGGAGAGCAAGAAATCGAAGGCGGCGAACAAGCGCGGTATCATCGGCGTCATGAATAAGAAGATCGCCGACCTTAAGGAAAAGATAAGGCTCGCCAAGGTATCAAAGCCCACCCCTCCTGCGCCTAAGCCTCCTGCGCCTGCACCGACTCCCAAACCCCAGCCTCCAACTCCACCGCCAAGACCTCCCACCGCCCTCGAACTGAAATATCCTTTCTGGGGATGGAGCGAATTCGCGGGTTTAAGGTGCAAGAATAACAATAACAGCGGCTGCACCACCGCATTCGTGAACGGTCAACTGGTAGACGCCGAAAAACCACCCGCGCCTGCTCCGGCTCCAAGGCCACAACCTCCCCCGAGACCTCCCACCGCCCTCGAACGGAAATATCCTTACTGGGGGTGGAGCCAGCACTCGGGGCTTCGATGCTCGAGAAATGACAACACCGGCTGTAATACTGGATATAACGCCAGAGGGGAATTAATAGATACAAATCCCGACAGACCGCCTGCGCCTGCGCCTGCGCCATCGAACAGAGTCATAAGCACATTGGACATTCGTTCGCTCACGAGGGGGGGAGGGTCGTGGAACATCAAGAAATACAATCTCAAAAAGAGCAATATCACCCAATTCAACGGTGAAGACGTCATACGCTCATGGTTTGACAGAAATTCTGGGACTAGCAGGGACCGTGGCGTCGGTGGGTTCAGTTTCGAGGCAATTCCAAATGGCATGAACCAGGATGCAATCGTATTTTCATGGGAAGTCTATTATCCGCGGGGATTTCAGTTCGCCCGAGGGGGTAAATTCGGAGGAGTCCACGTTGGTTATGGCGCAGCAAGCGGTGGAAATTTCTCGACGACGGGGGCGTCTAATCGCGTGATGTGGCAGACTGATGGTGGAGTTATTGACTATATATACCCCCCGTCTGGATTATGGCAAAAGGTTCCTGGTTTAGACACTAAAGGGTATGGGAGCGGTTTCTTTAATAGAGAGCTGGCAAAAGCACTAAAGACCGAATCGTGGAATAAAATAGAACTGGGTACAAAGCTCAATACGTTTAAAAATGGAGTTCCGCAAGCGGATGGTGAATCATTCGTGAGCGTGAATGGAAATAAACAAGTCTTGAGAGGAATTAATTGGAGAAAAAGCGAAAACTTGAAAATTTCTGCATTTGACATAGGCACCTTCTTCGGTGGGCCAACTCCTTCGCCAGTTGACCAACAATGCTACTTCAAGAACTTCCAGATGTCAAACTATTAAACATCTTTCCACGTTCGTTCATAACGATTTAGTATGACTTTCGTATCCCGAAATGCTTTTATTGCGTTTCGAATATTACCATGAGATGCTTTATCAAAACCAATCATTTTCAAATATATAACAGCATCGCTTTGACTCGCATATTCTTTTTCGAGAACACCGTTGATATACGAAGCACATTTTCTTCTAGACGTTTTTGTACCGTCATAACACCCGTTTGTATGTGCGTCAATTCTATTTGCAGACCCTGATCCTAAACGAAGATTGTGTGGACGAAAATTATTCTTATTATCGTCCCCATGAAGCACCATTTCATTCGACTTCTTCGCGTCATACTCTTTCGGGAAGAATGTCTTGAACGCGAGAATATGGCAATACCAGTCTATTCCTTTGATTTTTATGCTCGGATATACGCTACGCATTCCAAGACGTTCACCGGACAAAACATTTTCAGCATACTTTGTTGTATACTTCACACGACACATGTCGGAGATATTCCAATGTCCTTGCTTTGTCTTTGAACCTATAATTTCCTCCCACACTTCCCCTGGAAGATCTGGATATTCTTTGTATGTAAAACCATGCTGTCTCTTCTGAGCATAATCTCTGACCATCTGAATATTGTAATCTCGGCCAAACGGGTTCTTCTGATCTTTCAAAAATTCTACCCATTCCTTTGCAGTCTTCTCATAACCATCTTTGATAATTATAAACGCAGTCTTCAAAGTTTCAGACATTGTGCGATTATTGTTTTGACCATACTTGCTGAGCCAGCGGATATTATCTACCATGTCATTATCGGGGTTCCTGTCGATGTGATCGGCGGTGTGTTGAAGGGTAAGTGGTGGACCATGAAATGTTGATGCGATCGCGCGGCCGATATAGATATTATATGTTTTCTCATATATGTCTCGAACGGTACACTTATTATATTTACCGAGTTTGGAATATTCTATCACTTTTCCTGTATTCTTATTCCTGATAACTCCATTTTCATCAATTGTGTATTTGATGAAAATTACATGATCAATATTTCCCTTTCTCACAAAATAATATTCGAGTGTTTTCATTTTTACATGCTATATTCTGATTTTATTAAATACTTTACTTCGTTGATATGATAATTTGTCGTTTATTCATCATCGTCATCGGTAATCTTCGGAGCCAAAAAGAACTTGATGAATGAATTTTCCGCAAACTCATATTCAAACATGACAGGCAATTCTGAATGAAGGTTAATACGAATTTTCTTAGAGATATTCGCAGCCTTCATAAAAGTCACCAAATACCGGCTCGCAAACGATGCCGACATGGTTCCGTGGATCGTGACAGGCTGGTCAACCCTTAGCTCAACCGTCCCGATATCTCCAGAGGTCTTCATGACAATTTCATCGCCCACGGTCTTGAATTCTACAGTATCTCCAAAAGATGCGATATTTTTAATGTATTTTTGAAGGACCGACGAATCTGCGGTGATTTCAACTTCTACGTCCATCTCAGGAATGTCCATCTCATCAGTATCAATGTCCACGGTTTTTAGATTATACTTATCATTCTGCGTCATCACGAAGAACTCGTCATCAGAACACTCCAACAGTACAGACCCTTCTACACACTTTAGAACACGGACGAGGTTCGAAATTTTAATACCGACTGTGATAGTGGAGTCAATCTTGTACTCTTCGAAGTACTCCTTGGCAAACTTCACAGCCACGAGACAAACGTGAGAGGAGTCCATCGAAGAAATAGAAATACCATCCTCGCCGAAAATAATATTGGCACTATCGCATAGCTCATCTAGTGCCGAAAATACTTTTAGGATTGTTTCCGCGGAAGTTAATACCACGCGAATGGGTGAGTTAGAGAGCTTCAGGCCAGCCATCTGGGCAACAAGGTCAGACATATTTATTACATTAATAGCACATTCGCTTGATTAAGTAGAGAGGTGTGTCAATATGATACATAAGTGTATTGCCATTGTGTATATCACAGGGGTCCTTTATTCACGATATCATAAATAAGAACTCCATTTCCCCAGCCATGTTCATTGTTGCGGTCGTAAATCTCAACCCGGGATACGATTTTCAGCGATGGGACAAACCCGACACTTCGTTCGAGCAATCTTTCGGCAATTAGATTTCGGGAGTTTACGACAGACAGAATTATATTCTTTGAAAGATGGTCTTTCAGGTCGATCAATAGTTTTGCAGAATAGTGATCCTCAGAAACTATGATGATGTTGTATGGATCCTCCTGCGTCTGAACCTTAACTCGTTTAGAGAAATCGTCTGACCACGACACTTTTGCGTGGGTGTTTTCGTAAATGGAATATGACATGTCCTGGCCAATATACAGCAGGTTTGTGTTGGCCTTTGATACAAGGTTATTAGAAAGATGTTGAAGTTTGTTGCACTGCTGTGGGAGCCTTGACGAGTAAAGTCCGGCGCGTGCTACACTCTGGTTGATGAATGTCAGGTTTGACGTCATAATGTCAACAAGTATTTTTATTGGTACATTGGTAATGAACTTGATTAAGTTTATAAGGTGGTCGATATGAGGATATCTTCGTATCGACAAACTTGAGTTGCATTGATCATGTAAATATTCACTTGTAACAACACGGTAATAGGAATTTAAGAGTCTTTTTTACCCAGTCAGAGCTGTACATATTTTCAACAAGTCTGTCAACTGTGCCACTGGTGATTAAGCTTTCTAACAGCACGATTTGCTGGGGGGTGAGACGATCATCCATAGTACCGAGCACACTATCATTCCCATCCGCAAAGTCATGTAATATAGTAATAACCTCCTTCTTCGTGTTTCCATTTTTAATTGCCTCGTCGATGATGTCCAAAATAGTTTCCATACTAAGTCCTATTAGCGCCATGTTACTCCAAATGTTTTTTTACAAGTTTTATAACTGTAATCATTTCTTATAACTGTAATGCACTGTCTTCCCCTTGGCTTTTTGTTTGAGTTTTATCATCTTCTTTTTTTGCTCAGCGGTCAACGTTCTGGCGGTCCTCGGCGTGTCCTCTGTGATCTTCTTTCTCGGTCTACACGTAGGATAGTAATCCTTCGTTTTGACGTCTCCGCACTTTTTCCCAGTTTTTATGTCAATCCAGTTTTCCGAGAACCATCTTTTCAACGAACTCGATTTCTTAGAAGGTGAACCAGATTTGTATGCCTTTTTCCCTCTTTTTTCCATGACTTTTTTATACTCTTGTACAAGTTTTCCTGACAAGTACGCACTGGGCCACCGAGAGGCTGATTCGCGTTTGATCTTTGCTTTGATTCTTGCGTATAGTTCAGGATCAGCTGGCACTGGTTTAGACATACAATACTCAAATAATATTTTGATCAAACAGCTTAATATAATTACTATGTCTCTTCCGTATATACATAATGGGGTTTATTTATATGCTCACATCACCAAGTGGGAAATCATACATTGGTCAGACTATTCGTCCAATACATAAAAGATTTTACGATCATCAGAGACCTAAATCAGAATGTTCATACGTCAGTCGAGCTATAAAAAAGTACGGGTGGGAGAACATAGAAAAAGAATGGTATTATTGCCCAGACGAAGATCTTGATAAACACGAAGAAATGCTCATAGAGGTTTTAAACACGATTACCCCATTCGGGTATAATCTGAAAACAGGCGGGGCAAATGGAAAACCATCAGACGAGACGAAGATTAAACAAAGCATTGCACAGTCTGGAGAAAACAACGGTATGCATGGGAGAAATCACTCTAGGCAATCAAAAACTAAAATGAGTGAGGCTAAAAAAGGAACACAAGCAGGTGAAAACAACCCTCGTTATGGAGTATCCGGCGAACAACATCCTACATCAAGACGTGTGTATCAGTTTGACCCAAACGGCGTTTTTATAAATTCATATGGAAGTGTGCGAGAAGCGGTTCGAAGTTTGAATAAGACGGGGAAGGGTAACGGGATAATTAAGTGTGCAAATGGAAATAAATATAGAAAAATGGCATATGGATTTCAATGGTCATATAATAACATATCCCCTGGAGTTGTCATAGATGCGAGAAAAACTACTGCTTGATGTATTACTTACAAATTGGATAGGTCAATTTCCCACATAGATTCTGTAGATGTTTCTTTAAGAACCACAACTTCTTCGTGCAATTTCTTCGCTTCTTTCTCAAGTTCTGCCGCACGCTCTGATGTCATGCTCGAAATCTTCATATTTAGTAGATATGAAAAACTATTATCAACCTTGTAAAACTTCAAACCCCCCAACTCGTCACTCAAAACTTTCTCCGATTTCTTGCTCACGACAAGTTCATCGTTATTTATAATTTTGATGAATCGACTCTTGTTCTCCGCGATGATACTCCGAGTTGTCAAATCAGACAACAAAAACTTCTTGCGCTTGGTGTAAAAACGCTTGCGCACGTCAAACCATTCTTTGAGAATGTCAAGAGGAGAATCATATTTCTTGATCTTCCCCTTCGAGTCAAACGCGTGCATGTTGCTCGTCCGGATAGTAGTCTCCAGCTTGAGAATAGAAACATCTGGCGTACCGGTGAAGTCGAGATCAAATAGAACACTTTCCTCGGTGTGCTTTTCGCGGAAATCTGACAATATCTTTTTCTCGAGCAACCCCTCCAGAAACTCTTTGTAATCGTTCGTCCAAGTCCCAATAGGAAGCTCTGAAATAGTAACAGTCTTACCTGAAATGGCATACTTACCTTTTGAAATATACACACCTGGTGACGTTTCTTCAACAGTGCCTTGGAACCCGCGATACCAAGGGGTCATCTTCAAAGGCGTTTCTCCTGCTATCATCCTTCTGACATTGTTGACAATATCTTTCGGGTTGAAGGAAGGGATGTTAGTCGAGAAACCAGTTCCAATTCCATTCGACCCGTTTACCAGCAACGTTGGGATAGTTGGAACATAATACTCCGGCTCAATCTGGTCTCCGTCATCATCAAGATACTTTAGAAGATTGTCGTCGGTAGGAAGGAAAATCTTCCTTGCCTCTGGGGAAAGGCGGGTAAAAATATAACGAGCACTGGCAGAGTCCTTACCACCATTCAGTCGCGAACCAAACTGACCACTCGGGACGAGGAAGTTTATGTTATTAGATCCTACAAAGTTCTGAGCCATACCTACGACCGTCCCCTGGAGAGATACTTCCCCATGGTGATATGCAGACTTCTCCGCGACATACCCAGAGAACTGAGCAACCTTAGTATCTGTTGTCATATTCCTCTTGAATGCTCCAAATAAGACCTTGCGTTGCGAGGGCTTCAAACCATCAACCATACTCGGGATGCTTCGCTCCACGTCGTACCTCGAAAATAGAATGAGCTCCTTGTCAATGAAATCGTGGATAGGAATAATCTCTTTTGTATTATCTATTTGATTTCCAGTTTCAAAGTCAAGGATCCACCTTTTTCTCTCATCTGCACGATTCTTATTGAAAGAACGATCGATCAAATCAGAAGCAGTGTCAGACCACTCGAAAGTCTTGGTAAGATTCTTAAGGTTTTTGAAGTATGACCTCGCATTCTCAGCGGTCGATGTACCCAACCCCTTATAATACTTAATCTCCCACTTATTATAAGTTGGGGTTGTCTTCTTCCAGTCCTCATAATCGGGGAGATTGTAAAACTCCTCAATTCGTTTTCCATGTTTTGCGACAACAATAGGAGTGATGAACTTCTTGAGAAACCCTGGGATCAACATAAGACTTGGGAAACTCGCGTGGAAAAAGTTCATGATCAACCCTGTTATATGACCAGCACCGTCCACATCGGCATCCGTCATGATCATAACCTTACCGTACCGAAGACTTGACGCATCCTTGTAAGTCTTGCCGGTTTGCAAACCGAGGATTTGCTTGAGTGCAACAAGCTCTGCGTTGTTTGAAATGCTAGACACAGACGCATCACGCACGTTCAGCAGCTTACCGCGAAGAGGAAACACACCGTACCGTTCGCGACCAACCACGCTGAGACCAGCGATTGCCAACGTGGCGGCAGAATCTCCTTCTGTCAAAATGAGGGTGCACATGATTGAGTGTTTCGTGCCTGCTAGACTAGCGTCGGTGAGCTTCTTGATACCGGTGATGCGGTTCTTCTTGGCACCATCGGTCTTCTTGAGCAGCTTCTCGTCAACAAGAGAAGACCTCACATTGGTCTCTGCAATCACGGCGTCGAGCAAGATCGCGACAGCCTTCTTGATAAACGTGTCACTCAGACTTACCTTGGCGTTACGAGAAGTCAAGATCTCCTTGGTCTGAGATGAGAACACTGGGTTCACGACCTTCGCGTTCACGAAAACAAACATCTTGTTCTTGACGAGAGCCGGCTTGACAACCGTCTTCTTCTTCGCAGCGGCTTCCACAACCCCCTTGGCAATCGCATCCACGACAAGGTTCACATGAGTCCCACCCACGGTGACACTCGAGTTCACAAACGACACTGCCGTGAAATCATCGGAGCATGCAACACCGACGTCCCAACCACCGACGCTTTCGAAAGCACGCTTGGTGTCACCCTTGTTGCCAATGTACAACGAGAAGTAATCCTCTGCAGACTTCACATCAAGACGCTTACCATTGAGGAATACTTTGACGGCCTTACCAAGAGACGCTGATATGTCATACACACGGCGTGTCATCAGCGAAATGATATCACTGTCAAACTGCTGCATGCCGAAGCGGGGGAAGTCGGGGAAAAACGTCGTAGAGATGTATGATTCTTTCGTGGACTTTGTGATCTTTGGCTTGGAGGTTGTCAACATGTTATCAGACCAAATCTGCGTGTATTTCTTAGAGCCGTCGGTGATCTCGATCGCAAAATGCTTTGAAAAAATATTGGTGAGCTTAGAACCGAAACCATTACGCCCAGCACCAACCCGCTCATCTGAGTCGTTGAAGTTCTCACCAGAAAGTAGATGACCGAAGATCAACTCTGGGATGTAGCACTTTTCTGCCTCATGTTTCTCGATTGGGATAGAGCAACCATTGTTCCACACGGTCACTGAGTTAGGTTCGATCGTAACCTTCAGTGTATCCATGGACCCCCCTCGGTTGAAACAATCAGCAGAATTGGTGACAACTTCATCAAAGATCTTTAGGAGGGCCGGGGAATATGAAACATCCTTCTTTACGATTTTGTTATTTTCGTACACCCACTCATTCTTGGTCTGTTGCTCAACAGATCCTACGTACGAATCGGGTCTGTGAATTATATGTTCGCGCTGCGACAGCTTCTGGTAGCGTTCTGCCATTCTGTAATTGGTTTAATTTTATTACAATAAACTATTATTAGGTATTTATCCCCTCTGGTGTCAATATGGTGTATCTCTTGCTGACTGGGTCAAATGACATTTGCATAGTTGGTATAGGAAACCCTAGTTCTTTCAACTTATCATCACGCCATTTGATAGCTTGTTCGTAATTTTCTAACGTAATACCTTTAAAGTATTTCGTATGCCACTTGGTATCTTTTTGTATTTTGACTACTATACTATTAGTTTTATTAACCATACTGATATATTCAGGACTTTTATAACTTGTGTATCCGTCTACACTCCCACTTGCGGCATAATTAGTGGCAAATGTACACAATTGTTCTACAGAAAATATAGTGTTATTCGTGAATCTTTTACGAATATTTTTATAAGTTCCTCGATATCCTTGACAAATACCATCTAGAAATACGGGATCTACATTAACGGGATATTCCCCATATGAACGGCAATTTGGGTTTCCCATCGGTTTCGCATTTCCTTGTTTCATATTCAATTCCGGGCTCATATATTTTGTCAATTGTTCCTCAAACACATCTGCTTCGTTTTTAGTATTGAAAATTGCGATCTCTTTAAGATCAAACTCGTATAAAGCATTCATCCCTGAATGCTCTATTTCACGTAGAAACCTCATAATAGTAGCGTTGCTTGTATTTGTTCTTGACAACATAACATCATTGCTATGTCTAATGTAGATATCTTGTTTCGTACACCCTACATACGATTTACCTGTTTTTTTATGAGTTCGCAAATACACCGTATATCGTTCAGTATCCGGACGGTGCAAGATGTGGTCGCGCTGCGAAAGTTTTGTATATCTCTCTGCCATTCTGTAATTGGTTTAATTTTATTACAATAAACTATTCCCGCTTCTTTTATACACTTTGGTGACGATATGCGTGTCATTTGACCCGGGTTAATATTCAAAATTTTAAAAGTTATCGTAATCATAATGGTAATCATCAACAACGAATGGCGTGGAAATATTTTGATAACAAAGGCAAATGACTTTGTTAAAACTCCAGTAGAAACTATTGTAAAATGCCATACCAAGAGAAATTATGGACAGATGTTGGGAATCGAATACACAAAATTTCAAGCGGATGGTGACATGATACAGTGCACGTTTCAACAAAAGTTTGCATTCAAGAAATTTGATATGAATTTCGTGAAAAAAATATCAAGAAACATCGACCGCGTAGACATTTATTTCAAAACCGTGGATAGCATGGTGGATTTGCGAGGCAAATGGTTTATAACGCCGACTCCAATCGGTTCGAACTTGAAGCTCATCCAAAGAACCGTCGTACCCGGCTGGGCTCAATACGTGCCTGGAGTTGAACAACTAATTACAGGGAAGGTTAGAAAAATATTCGAAAAAATGAAGAACATCTGAGTGTCATTTGACCCTGGACGAAATTTTACCATATAATATGTTATAATAACACATACAAACAAAATCAAAAGCAATCATGAGCGCAATGAATAGCACAGTCGACCAGACAATCATGAATATGTGCGTATGGAATCCCGCGGTGACAAGAGGAGATTTTATCAACATGTTCTCACGGAACATCCGAGATGCTCAGTCAGTGGAAAACACGATTGTGGGTATTGACAGAGCCATCATGGAAATTTCCGACGGGTACCTGGATTGCGAATATGATACAGAAGATGAAAATTACGCACGCACCGGGAAGGTCATCGCGACACTAGAAGGTGTAAGGAGATATTTCGAGCTTGTCCTCGATTACATGGACACGCATGGATAAAAGAATCTTTTTTTAAAAACGCAATAAAACGATTGTCGTTTGACCCGGGCATTGTCGTTTGCGAAAATACCATAAATACATGGTTTTTGCAGGCTATTGTATCCAAAAATAAAAATGTCTGCCACCAACATGACCATCCCCAAGCCCTGCATGTACTACGACTGCACCTACCCCTTCGTGGGCCTCAAGAAGCCCACCGCCGTGAATACCGATGACATTCTCAAGAAGCAGTACAACTACTCCAAGGCATTTATCAGCCACGGCGAACGCATCGAAGAGACAGTCGACCCAGACACCGTCGAGCACACGAAGTATTCCGGCGTGATTATCAGCCACTGCGAGACTATCGAAGAGGTCCCAGAATATGTACCAAAGAAAAAGTATATGTGGACGAGCTTTGTTGATTTCTTCAAGCAGCGCCAAAAATATGGCAGGAACCCGTTTGTGTTTACCCCTAACATTTAATTGAATAATGACAATTATACATATTGACATACAAAAGTATATAATATATGATTTAATATGTAAAAATAATGCCATATAAAGATCCAGAAAAAAGGAAGGAAAATCATCAGAAAAATAAGGAAGAACGGAACGCAAAAAAAAGAGCACGATATCAAGAAAATATAGTAGAAATTAGTAACAAAAATGCAAAAGATTATCAAAAAAATAAAGAACGAAATCAAACAAATTCAATTATAAGACTTCGATATATTAAAGCTTATGCGGCTCGGATGCTAAATACAAAGGTGATTGACGACCAAAAAATATGGCATCTTTATTGCAATATAAAAAGACAAAATGCCAGAATAAGTAAAACATCATATTCTGAAGATTTTACGGATGAAATTATGTTCAAAAAGATGCAATGTGGGTGCTTTTATTGCGGAAATCCGGCAACTACACTTGATCGTCTTGATTCAAATCTTGACCATACGCCAGAGAATTGTGTTGGGTGTTGTGACCCTTGCAACATCTCAAAAGGTAATAGCGACCCGGATACTTTCATTCGAAAGGCATATTATAGAATATTCAAAAAATACTTTGACGATGACGAGGATATTTGGTCGGATAATATGAGGAAACCACAATATTCTAAAGCCAAATCATATGCACAGAAACAAGGAAGAGATTTTACGTTGACGTTAGAAGAATGGAATATGTTGACTATGGGAGATTGTTCATACTGTGGTCGTGTTAGCTTGAGGGGTAAATGGAATGGGGTTGATAAAATCATTCCTGGTAATGGGTATGTTATGGAAAACGTCGTTTCTTGTTGCAACGATTGCAATAACGATAAATGGACGTGCTCTGTAGATGATATGATTAATAGGAACGAAAAAATTGTCAACAGATTAAATAATGGAGATATTGCAATGTTGGGTTGGGAAACAAATCTTCGAAATAACGGTATAAAGCGCTACCCATTCCTGCACACCCCCAACATTTAAAATATATTAGCTATATGTAAAGATGCTAAACGCAATGAGATCGCATATAATGCGCATGATTAACGATGACGAAAGAAAAAGGGCGGTGGCTAAAAGGAGCAAGAAAACCCAAGAAATCAAAAAAAAGACTCCCGCTAAAAAGGCAGCAATCGGATGGCAATATAATTCCAAAACCGGGAGATATGAACCGTCTCTGGCGAAAAGTAAGCGTCAAAATTTTTAAAATAAAAGGATCGTGTCGTATAAATGAAGCAAGCACTTGTAATCAAAACGCACATTCCGATCTTCATGAAATACCCAGGTGTTCCAAAGGTGCCAGAACAGTTGACCGCAGTTCCCATGATCTCATACCCGGAAAAAACCGAGAGCAGGTTTGTATTGAAGTCCGAGCAAGTGAGACCTGAAGATTATTATTTACGGTTTACACCACACGTACCTCTGTGATTGTCATTTTAACATATTGACGCATAGATAATGATAATTAAATCGTATACAATACATAATAATGTTTGAATATATAACAGGAACTCTGTATTCATGTTCGTGTGGTTATAAATCATTATCTGCTGCCGGATCTTTAAAACATTCAAAAACAAAGAAATGTCTTGATCACACAACGATTAAAAAGGAGGTGCGTTTTGCGAGCGAAGAAGATATCAACTCAATCAGTCAAGAAATAACGGAAAGTGATTATAATATTAAAGAGATTAAAGAACAAAATGAGTATAAGATTAGAGATATAAAGGAACAATTAGAGTATAAGATTAAAAAACAAAATATCAAAATTAAAGAACTTGAAAATGCCAACAGGAGACTACAGGCATCATTAACAAAGATAACAACAATGACGGACGATGATGACGCCCAAGATGAAGGAACCGGTATTATATACTTCATCGTGGACAAGGACTTGCCTGACCGCGGAAAGATAGGGCGCACAAAAAACACGGATATTAAGCGACTGAAGGCGAGATATTCGTCGTTTGGCAATCCGGATATCCTTTGTCACTGGTCTACAGACATAAAGGAGGATGAAAATATCCTCAAGATACTATTGAGAGACGCCGGATGCATGAAATCCAATACAGAAATGATTTCAAACGTTTCGCTTGCCAGAGAAGTGTTTTACGAGTTCATTGAAACATGATACTGTATATAAATTCTCTATGAAAAGTATTTAGAAAAAAGTAAATAAAAAAAAATGTGATATCACTTTTATGATATCACATTTATGATATCATGATGATATCAATTTAATATATTTTTGATTATTATAATAGATATGGTAAAAATATTAACCGGAATTCTGTATGCATGCCCATGTGGATATGAAACATTGTCATCTACAAATTCCACGGCACATTCGAAGACTAAGAAATGTCTTCATCATACGATGCTCAAAACAACCATGGAATTTGTAACAAGGAGTGATTATGATAATAAAGGTTCGGCTGTATCTATAGAAGGCGACCATAACTTGGCTGGAGATAATAACGTCGTGGATAATAGCGATAACAGTGTGAACATTAATCTTGTTCTTCCCGAACGGACTACGAAAGAAGATTTCATGGAATATCTAATCGCTATGGACCATCTGGGGTTTAGAACACCAGATCAAGTAGCAGCAATGCCCGGGAAATTATTGATGTTCACACGAGACGCCAAGAAACTTCCCGGTGCTCTTATTGAGAGAAACAAGAAGATAATAGAAAAACTTCCAGATGGGACCGAACGCGTGATGGGGAAGAAAAAGGCGATACAGACATATACACACGAAGCCGTAGATGCGTTGTGTTTACGACCTCCTGCGAATGGAGTGGGTGATTTTTTAGAAACAGAACGCGGGGATAAAAGAACGAAGGTGTCGTTACAAGATGCCGCAAAAATGAGAGTGACTAATCCACGAGGGTATCATCACGGGGTTCCAGATGATGTTAAATTTCGTCATCAAAAGATGGAAACGCACACCGAAAAAGCGCTCGATAAAATCACAACGGATAACAAACTGGACGGTTTTTTATGACACGGCATTTGATCCCGTATAAATAGAAAGGAATTGTCATTTTCATATCAACACGATTAAGCATAAAAGCGGAGTGTCTGTAATAAAATATAACAAACAATAACAATCATCATGTCTTCTACCAACGCCATCATCAACATTAACGCCAACCGCGCTACCTTCGACGAGGAGGAGGTTACCTCTAAGTACACTCCTGTCAAGAAGTCTGCATGGGAGTCTTTCAAGGGCTTCTGGGTGGAGCAAAACAAACTGCGCCGCCATCCATTTGCCGCCCCCGGTCACCCACAGCGCCCTTCTTCCGAGAAGGAGTCTGCTTGGGAGTCTTTCAAGGGCTTCTGGGTTGAGCAGAACAAACTCCGCCGCCACCCCTTTGCCGCTCCCGGTCACCCACAGCGCCCTTCTGTTGAGAAGGAGTCTGCCCGGGGGTCTTTCAAGGGTTTCTGGGTTGAGCACAACAACCTGCGCCGCCAGCCCTTTGCCACTCAGGTTTAAATCTTGAAAATATGTAAAAAAGTGTAAAAAAACTTTTAAAAAAACGCCAAATGAGGATTGTCATTTGACCCGGGCATCGTCCAGTCTATAAATACCCGGAGATCGTTGATAATTTATCACAATTATTTCCCGAGCAATATTAACCAACGAAAATGGCAAACACCCGCGTTCAGAAGTACGTCTCCGATTTTTCCGGTGGTATCTTCACGAGGAAGGCTACCGCAATTGATAACATCATCAAGCACATTGATGATACTATCAAGATTCGTGACTTGGCAAAAAGAGGGCTCAAGATCACTGGGGAGAGATTCTTGAGCAGTGAGGATAGTGACAAGTATATCAACGCCCTCACACTCAAAATTCTCGAACTGGTCGAGGCTCGGGACCACATGGTCTGGACAATGCATCACAAGTGCACATAAACGCGGTTCAAAATTTAAAAAAACGCCAAAAAAGGATTGTCATTTGACCCGGGCATTTGTCGTCTGGGCATTTTACCATAAATACCTGGGTTTCGCAAGAAAAGGTACCAAATAATTAAAGCTACCTACCAAACTCGGAACATCTAACAACCAAAATCCCCAACCCCCAAAAAACAAAAGCAAGCATGTCCTTCCACGCATCCGTTATTAACCTCACCGAGGTCGCTCGCACCGAGTATATTTTCGACTGCGAGACTCTTATTTACACGATCGAGAAGCGGGCGACTAGTGCGATTATTAACGCCGCTGTCAACTGCCAGCGCTTTGTGGAAATCGACATTTCTGACCTGGAGGAGGAATTTTATGACGTTATCTACGAGCAGAAGTGTGAGGATATTGCCCCCGTGGCGGACAGGGTGTTTACCTCTCGTCTTTTTGAGGAGTTTACCATTTCCTTTGAGGACGAGCACCAGGGGCTTATCGTCATTTCCTGGTAAATCTTAAAAAAATCTTAAAATATCTTAAAAAACTTTCTTAAAATTTTAAAAAAACGCTAAATTATGATTGTCATTTGACCCAGTAGGTTGTTATATAATCATTACATGATATAAATAAATTTACGTTGTTGTAAGAGTACAATGATTTAAAAGCATAATGATCGTGGCATATACTAAACAAGGTCATATGACACACTACATTGTTCTTACAATTTTTGCTTGTATTGTGTCACTTTTTATCCTAGTTGCAGTTTACTATGCATGTTTACGCAACTGTTGTGTTCGGTATAAGGCGCGAAAAGATTTGATGATTTCTTCGCGCATGACACCCACAAGTGTAGATATTGAAGCTCCCACAGAAGCTATGTCAACAAAAACTTAAGGTAAAACTTTCTTACTATAAAAAAACGCCAAAAACGGATTGTCATTTGACCCGGGTGGCCATTTTACCATAAATACCTGGTTTTTCAGGGGTAGAGTACCAAAAAATTAAAAGCAATCATGTCTCTCACTGCAAAGATCCAAAAGTTCTTCGGCATTTTGTCTGATTGCTTTGTGATGCGTGTCCCAGATGCCTATGAACAGGAGAAGTGTCGACGAACTGGAGAGATGAAGTATCGAATCCCTGGAAATATTGTTGCCGGAGAATACGGAGGATAAATATCTTGAAAGGATAAGAAAAACTTTCTTAAAATTTTAAAAAAACGCCAAAAACTGATTGTCATTTGACCCCGGTCTAAAGAAAGTAATTGTCATTCGTGAAAATACTATAAATACCTCATTTTGGCAGCATTATTTACCAAACAAACCATTTCCCAAAGCAAAGCCTTTCTAAAGCCCTCAGCCCTCAAAACAAAGCAATCATGTCCTCCCAGTTTGAGACCTCTATCGCCAAGATGAAGACGTCCTTCGCCGTCATCGAGGCAGCAAAGACACACACCGTTGTCTTGGACTTTGTCCCCAACCGCAAGACTACTGGCAAGGCCGGTGCCACCACCAAGACAACTACAAAGGTTGCGAAGCCTGCCGTGAAGCCGGTGGAGAAGCCGGTCGTGAAGCCGGTGGAGGCGGAGTATACCAAGAAGCCGGAGGGGATCCAGGGTGTGGTTGCTGAGGAAGTCATCAAGAAGACAGCCAAGAAGCCGGTGGTGAAGTCTTCCAAGCTCAAGAAGCTGCTGCGCGGCAAGACTGTGGATTGCTCTGCTTAAATTTAAAATCTTTCTTAAAAAACTTTCTTAAATTTTTAAAAAAATGCCAAAATAGGATTGTCATTTGACCCGGGATAAAGAAAGTAAAGTGTCGTTTGTGAAATACCAGAAATACCTGGTTTTTCACATGCAAAGGTGCCAAATTTAAACACACACTTATGGCTGATGCACGCGAGCTCCCCCTGTGGTTCGATCATGCCCAGCTGGGATACATCAACATTAGAAAATGCCTCACCGGTCGGTCTCCTTTCCTCTTTGATCTCGACCATAACCCCGTCTACGTGGACGATTTTTGCCGTCAGACGGGCCTCAGAAGAACCACATGGCGCGAGTCTATCCGCGTGGAAAAAGATGGTGAAATTGTATCTGCGCTCCCACTTATTACCCCACCAGATCCATTGCATAGTCCAGTACGGAGACGTCCGGCGCCCATAACACGCCCAGCATCAGCGGCACCAACAAATTATTTCGGGAGTCTATTTTCCATTGCACGTCCACCACCCCAAGAGGCACGCCAAGAAGCAACGCGAGCAGCAGCAGCATATTTGGAAGAAGTGGACGCGCGTCAAGCAGCAGCACGCGGGACATCTGATGATCGTGCTTTGGAACTTGTGAGACTTGCGGAGATCGCAGCACGCCCATCATCAACGGAAGTAGAGGAAAAGACGTGTGTCATTTGTTACGAAGAACTCACGGCAGGACAGCGTCTTGCGGCCACCAATTGCGGCCACGTGTTTTGTGTGGGATGCATCAGCATGAGTTTGATTCACAGCGATGCATGCCCGACGTGTCGGACTGAGCAGCCAATTGTCACGGTGCTTTATATTTGAAAGACATATTGACACGTTGAAACATTTAATACCAATCATCACATCATATGTAAAAGATGAATACACACCAATGCGTTTGTGACCGTGCATGTGAAAGTTTGGACGATGCAACAAAGCGAGGTCACGACGAGTGCCTCCAGCCGCTCATCGCCGGTGGAGAAGACGTTAATGTCGCCACCGACAACACCAACGGAATGTCGCCGTTGCATTGGGCAGCCTATTATGGTAACGAGAGATGCATCCGGATACTCATCGCCTCCGCAGCAAATCTTAATATCACCGACGTCTACGGAAGGACGCCGTTGCATTGGGCGATTGGGAGTCAACGTAGTGCGTGCGTTCAGTTGCTTGTTGACGCCGGGGCAGACCCTAATATCTCAGACATTAGAGGAGAGACGCCTTTGCATGAAGCAGCGTGGAGCGGACACGACGCATGCATTCAGGCACTCGTAGACGCTGGAGCAAATCCGAATATCACAGAGGTACGTGGAAAAACACCGTTGCACACGGCAGTGCGTTACGAACGTGAGATATGCGTTGAAAAACTCATCGCCATCGGGGCAAACCCGAGTGTTGTCGATAATGACGGAGAAACACCATTGCAACTAGCAGTCGAGAAAGATCACTGGGAATGCACGAAGATACTTGTCGTGCGTGTACTCGCCGAGCGATCTCTTACAGACGTCGAATGGGACCTCATTTCACCGGACAGTGACATCGGTTACTTGCTACCAGTGGTGATGGCTCGTGACGGGAGGGATGCTGCTGCTAAATTGGTGTCTAAATTTCCCATGGAAAAACAAAAGGTCCTCGAGACCGCTATGACGTGCTTGAGTCGCGTTGTATCGCGTGATTTGGTTGAGCAAATTGCTGTTCGGTGCGTTTGACATATTGACAAAACGAGGTCATTTAACAAGGAAAAATTACATCTGACGTATAAAATGAATACACATTTGTGCAACGATTTAATGGAGGCAGTTCTTTATAATCACGACGAATGCGTTGAGAGACTTATTGTCACGGGAGCGGATCCGAATGTCACGGACATTACTGGTTGGTTGCCATTGCATTATGCATCCTCCGGGGGGCATGATGCGTGTGTCAAAAAGCTCATCGAGGCTGGAGCGGATGTGGAGGTCGTTAATGCATATGGCCATACGCCGTTGCATTGCGCAGCATGGAAAGGTCGTGACACGGTGTGTAAGACGCTCGTCGCCGCCGGAGCAAATCCAAATGTTGTTAATTCCGATGGCAATACACCATTGCATCAAGCAGTATGTAATGGTTATGATACGGTGTGTAAGACGCTCGTAATGGAAGGGGGAAACCCGGATGTTGTTAATGGCGGTGGCAAAACGCCATTGCAAAGAGCAGTCGAATACACAGTCAATTACGCAGACATTTATGGCTACAACAAGAAGTGCGTGGATGTATTAGTCGAATGTATACTCGCCGAACGGGCTCTCAGGAATGACGAATGGGATATTATTTCGACGGTGATGAATATCGGCCCGTTGCTTCCCGTCGTGATGACCCGCTACGGCCGGGATGCGTCGGCGAAGTTGGTGTCTAAATTGCCAGAAGAGAAACGAAAAGTCCTCGAAAACGCGATGATGTGTCTGAGTCGTCTTGTTTCGCATGACTTGGTCGATCGAATTGCCGTGCAGTGTGTGTGACATTTCTTTCTTCCTATTTTTAAAAAACGCAAAAAAGCATTCTCGCTTCGCTCGTCGTTTGACCCCGGAAAAGCCGTGGCGAGTCACCCCGGGGCCCAAAAAGCAGTGTCATTTGACCCGGGTGCCGCCCAGGGTACTTAGTCCCGGAAAATATGTCCCAAGAGTACCAAAAAACAAAGCAAAGCAATCAAAGCCTTCTCACCGCCCTCAAAGTTCCCAAAAAGCAAGCAAAAAGCTCAAAAGTATGTCCTCCAGGATGCTGCCCCTGCCCGCCGCCAAGACCTGGGACCCCAAGAACCAGGCGTGCAATGCTGTCTACGCGATCTGCATGGCCGAGGCACGGAAGGGCACCATGGCCGACGCGAAGAGCA